TGCCTTTTAATTTATATCGTTTCATACCGCCGGGTAAGTTTGCAATCTTAACCAAGTCATCCTTACTATACAGTGTATTTTTTGTTTGATGTCGTATTAGTCGTTTAGATCTAATACTGCTCTGTGCTTTTTCCAAAACCAATTTCCAATAGCAGTAAAGGGCTTACCGCAGTACAGTAAACCCCAACCTAAGTACTTAACGAAACAACGTCGAATACGTGTCATCTTCATACATCTCCAAAGCTTCCATCTTGCTTTGCGCTTCATCCCAATCTTTAAGAGCCTTATCAATTTCGGCAAGCAGATCTGGATGTTCGCCAATTGCTGCTGGGTTGTTAAAATAATTGTTGATAGTGTATTCAGCACTCTTCTTTTGTCCTTCGTATCTGTGTTTTAAAGCGTCAATTGCAAGCTGTTTCATACTAGCCCCCTTCAGACTAATTATATACTAAAAATGTAATTTAGTCAAGTTATTTAGGTAGGAAGACAATGAAAGCAAAAAACAAACCTGCTCCTATTGCTATGACAAGACTGATTAAAGCGGACTGTTTCAATCCTTCTAGAAACTCTTCGTGGTCACGTCGTGCTTGTATTCGGGCTTGTCTTTCAACTTCTTTTGCTTGCTGTATTCTTTTTGCTCGTTCATCCACAATGCTTTGCCATGTGCCCGGACCAAACCGTAAGTCAATAATGGTACGCATTTCTTGTAATTTTTCTTGGGCTAATTTGGCATCTATTACATCTTGTGCAACAGAACTTATACCAAACTGATCTCCCATACCAACGCCAGACTTCTTAGCCCGTTGTTGTTGTAATTGTTTTTCACCAGTTAAGAGATTGTCAATGTGCCCTGCAATCTCTCCAACGTCGTTCGCTGTTCCAATTGCAGATTTAATTCCATCGACTGCGCTCTTTACAAGTGCGATACCTGCAAGAGTTTCTGCGATCATTAGTTATCCTCGTTGGTTGATTAGGTTTCATTAGGTGAATGCTATTGGATTGCCCTTCTTGTATTCTTCTATGGCTTTGTCTGATGGTCTATCAGGTATGAATATGCCTTTATTAGGTTTTTTGGGCTTTGGTAATTTTGGTATTGTTCTTAAAGGCATATTTACGTCGGCTTTTCTTTTTTCAACACTCTCTTCTGCTGGTCTACCTCTGGACATGTTATCTTGTCTCCATACTACGGGCACTTCCACGCGGCTGAATTTTGCCACCATATACTTTTTTTCTAGGGTCGGTAAATGCAGCGGCACCCCCACCCATACGATGTTTTATATAACTTGTTGCATTTGAAAGAAAGTCAGGTATTTCCATACCTTTCTCTTTGTACAAATTTTTCATAGAATCGCCGTACTTTTTATAATAGTCTTTATGAAGATCTTTATTAGCGTCTGCAGGATACTCCATTGGTAATACAGTAGCTTTTGACTCTTCATCTTTACTAAATGGATTTAATTTAGAAAATTGTTCCCCAAAGCTTATACGCCCTGTTTGTTCAAAAATACTAGACACTTAAAATTCTCCTGTTCTCATAGCTTCTGAAAGTATGACAGCCCGTCGGCCTACCTGTCGTGCCCAACGTGAATCCATCATTTCTATACTTGCAATGTCATACTTCTGTTCTTCCACTGCAGCCCACATCTTTTTGAACTTGCACAAACGGGGCACACCCATGTTAAAAGCCATGTCCATAACGATCAATTGACGAACGGCATCTAGATCTTCCACACACTTGTAAACTTTGCACAGTTCGTTTTCTACAATCTTGATGTCATTGAGGGCAAGGTATCGTGCATCAGCTTCTGTAATACCGTGTTCATAGACAACGCCGATGTTTGGTATATCCATGTAGTTAAGTTCTTCTTTGCTGATGCCCCTGTCTTTCAAGTTACGACCAATACCAATTGTGTCGATGCCAAGCGTATCTTGATAGACAGTAAGAACCATACCTTCGTGTTCGATAAGTTTATCTAAAAAGTGAGAAGAGTTATATTTCATATTTCCAACGCTCCTACGATACCACACTTGTATTCAACAGATGCCCACGAACCATCTTTTGGAATGTCTTCATATATTTGCTTGTAACGAACACATTCGTTTTCTTTATCGAACCACTGCACAGTTTGGTTGAAACATTGACCGCTGGGTGTGCAGACAGTCAGCACTAATGCCCAAATCATTACATTCATTTGTCGTTCTTTCTGTTTCTGCTTTCCTGACCCATCCAAATACCAAATATACCAGTCATCACACCCATGATAACACTAACGAACGCACTCTGTTGCATAGTTGGGTCTTCAAGGTTCATAAACCACTCTGCACATCGCCACGACATTGCTATACTTGCAATCATTGTAAGACGAGCGATAGCATTGTATTCAATTACGTCTTTTAACCATTGCCTCATTTTTTACCGAATAGCTTTGTAGCTGACCGGACCCCAAAACTTGCAGCAACAATAACGCCCAAGCTGTACTGGTACCACTCAGGCATTTGTTCCAATTGTTGAAATCCACGCGATACAATATCTTCCATCCCCGGTATGAAGGCTAAAATTAAAGGTATGCTGAACAAAATTACAAGCCACTCGTCCTTCCAACTAGATACTGAAGCGTCAGCCATCTTCAAGTCCCAGTCTATTTCACCAGTGGCTTTCTTCTGCATGACGATGGCCTCTGCCTCTGCTTTGGCTACGTCTGCTTTTACTTTTGCTTTGGTTTTTTCGACACGGCCTTCAAGCCATGTCCCTGCGATATTTGCTATTGGTCCTATGAGGGCTGTTAGCATTTCCATCGTCTCCTTGCTTGACGCAAGCGGCTGTTAGGATTCTTTGCTGCTTTTGGGAACTTCTTCATCTGTCCAGCAGAACGTGCACAGAAAGACTTACGACGCTTGGCATCTTTACTTCCCGGCTTTACCTTGCCTGTTACAGCAGTCTTTAGTTTGCTGCCGGGGTTCTTTTTTCGATAAGCAGCAACGCCAGCCCTAGTCATTCCCGCACCAGACTTTGTTGGACGAAAGTTCTTTTTGTTACGGGCTGGCATCTTATCTGCTTTACGAGCCATTACTTTTTCCTAGCGGTTTGTGCTGCACGTTTGAAGTTGGCTTTGCTTGGTGCACCCTTACTCCCAGCTTTACGCATAGTTTCTCCACTGCCAGCTTTTATCCTACGTTTCTTAGCGGCTATGTTGGCGTATAATCCACGTCGAGCCATGACTACGCCTTGACTAACTTGTAGCCTTTAGCTTTGGCTGCAGAACGAATTGACGCAAGAGTCATTGCACCGCCCTTAGATGTGCCCTTTGCATACTTTGCACGACCACCTTTAGCCATGCCTTTGGCTTTCATCATCTTACCGCCTTTTTTCATGCCTTTGGCTTTCATCTTACCGCCTTTAGCCATGCCTTTAGCTTTCATCATTTTGCCGCCGCGCTTCATGCCTTTAGCTTTCATCATCTTCTTCATAATCGCTCTCCGCATATAGATTATCGAATACCCGTGCTGTATCTTCTACATAGTTCGGGTCTTGTTTAGAATGGTGAACCCACTGACTAGGAGTGAAGTCCGGTGGGCCATCGCCCGTTACAAACCAAGCAGGGTTTGTTACCCTTACTCTATTATTGGGCAGTGCAACTATGTTGCCTGTCCACTCACCAGCATCCATCAATTCTAGCACGTGGCTTTGTTTGTGTTGGGCTGGGTCGTCTGCTACTTCAGTATCTGTGTAGTCAATTGTGAAGTAGTATTTTGCTGGGTAGAACTCTCCGTCTATCTTAGCCAACCACGGGCAGGGAGTAGCTCTATTTAAAACAAACACCGAATGGTGGTGTGACTGACAATCCCACGGTTGAGCCAAATAAGTTGGCATTGGTGTAGGCCACTCTTCAAAGGGTGTGTCACCTACAAGGGCTGTCAAGGGCATTCGTGCCCACATAGCCCCACCGTGCACGTTTTCTTCTTCATCGTATCCAGTGAACATTACTTGGAATGATAGTGTCTTCATAGGCAGTGTGGTAACGGCTATCACCATTGCATGAAGAAATTCACCTTGATATCGATCAAAGTTGGTAGTATACTCTCTACGTACCCAAGCTTTGAAATATGGTATGTTACTTGTAATATAATTCATAAAGCATCTCCTTTGACGCTATTATGCCTTATATTTTGCCTTGCGTCCACTAGATCTTTTTCTACCTGATGCTGTAACAGACCACTTTACTTTACCCGGACCTGTCTTCTTTGCAGCTTCCTTCTTGCTTATACGACCAGCTACTTTGGCTGGTCTGCAAGCGGGGTATGGACGTTTACCTTTTTCTTTACCAGAGCGACCACATTTCTTGCCAGTCTTTACATCTCGCCAATCTTCTTTGAACCATTTTGTAAGACCGCCCTGTGGTTTGCCCATTATGCGTAAGTCCCGCCACGTTTTTTATAAGTCCTAACTAGCCAAGCGTTTGCGTATGCGCTTGGGTATACATCGAACTTGCGTTTAGCTTCTGCCTTTACTCGTGCGTAAAGTGCTTTGTTTTTTGGTGTAGGACTTTTTGATTTCTTCTTTGGTTTTGGTGGTGCTTTTTTCGTCATCACTTACCCCAGTGTTTAGCTAAATAATTCTGTACCAACGTTGACTTGAGAGCCATCGGGTTTTCTTCTTTCAAATAGCTTGCGTTTATTTCAAACAGGTTTCTTAGTATGTAGCTTTGTTCGTAAGAAACGTTACTGGACATCCAACCTATAATTGCTTTACGCGAACCTTTTGTTATTGGCTTTACGCCGTGAGGGTATATAATTGGAAATATAAGTAGTTGTCCTTTTCCGATTGTGTAGCTTATTTCACCCACATCATTATTTAGAACAAACTCTCCACCCTCATACTCGTCACTAAGACCTAATGAAAATCCATAGTCAAAGTAAACATTGTTGCTTCTAGGTGCTGCACGAAACGTATCTATATGCTTTTTGTAGAAGCCACCCTCTTCATACTCATTGTAAAAGTTTACCGATACTCTGTTTGGACAAACTACTGAGTCTATGTAAGGGTTATTATATATTCTTGTTGACACGAGTTGCCTTACTTCGGGTGTCATGTCAGGCGACTCTGTATTCTTTTTTAATTCTTCGCTGTCTGATCTGGGTTGTGTTTTTGCGCCATCTTCTTTGGCACCCCAGTTTTCTATGCAGTAGTTTACTTCTTGTTCAGAT